AACAGAGGTACAACTGAGAAATCGGTTACGGAACAAGTGGTAAGAGAGCCCCGAGAAGTCGAACGGCGATTCTAAGCTCGAAGTTGACCAGGAAACTGGCATTCTCGCAGGTCTAAGTAAGGCCGAAGGGTCCCGCCGGCTTATGCCAGCAGCTGTCGTCCTAGGACGAAGCGGTTAGTGTAAGTCCCTTTCACCAGGATGGGAGATGGAAAATGCCGAGAGATGTCCGAAGAACCACCAAGACGGTCAGGGTAGAACGAGTCGTTGCCACTACTGGCAAAGTCCAATCCTACAATGACTATCCTCTGGTGGTGATCGACAGAGCTCGCGCAGATTCCATACCCACCACACCTAGTGGTGGCTCCTATTCCGACCCCACAAGTTATTGGGGTCGGTTCTTCAGTTGCACGTCACTCCCGTTCTCGTACAGGACGCAGGCTTCATCGCCTGCGTTCGAACGGATAGTTAGGGGTGAAACGGCAATCCAGCAGCTAAGTGTGGTCCTAGACCCTGGAGAGGTTTATGGGTGCTACGAAGGTAGCAAACTCCCTGACCTCGGTCTAGAATACCACAACTTGCTCGATAGTGCACTTCGGCAGCAGGTCTTGAGTAACAATTGGAACGCCGGTCAAACGATTGGCGAACTGAATGAAACTCTCGACTTTATTAAAGCCGCTGCTGAGGTGTTATACCGGATGGCCAAAGCCGCCCGGCGAGGAGATTTCCTCTCTCTCGGCCAACTTGCTCGAAGCGCGAACGATCCTGGGGTCACTGTTGATTCAGATGACTCTCAGGTACTTTATCGTGGACGCTTAAAGCGATTCTATCGGCACGAAAGAGGAGTTATCACCAATAGTCAGCTCAACCGTACACGGAGGAGAGCCCGCAAACAACCGTTTGCAAAAGTTTGGCTCGCCTACCAGTTCGGTTGGTTACCGCTGCTAAGTGATATATACTCCGCTATCGAACTTGCGACTGACGGCCTTCGCGGGTCGACCAGTTTTACCGCAAGTGCTGCGTTCCCCGTCCTTCCTCTTGGTAGACCTCCGGTTCGATCCGGAACTATCCTCGTAGGAATGGCGTGGGATTCTCGACGTGAGATTAAAGGTGAACTTCGTTACCGGGTATCCAACCCGGATGTTTTCAGCTTGACACAACTAGGGCTTACAAACCCGTTGTCCCTCAGCTGGGAGCTCTTGCCTTTAAGCTTCGTCGTGGACTGGTTCGTTCCCGTCGGACGTTTCCTAGACAGCCTTCAACGGCCTATAGGGTTGACGTTCGATCACGGTTACAAAACCAGTTGGTCTTGGTGGAAGCTTGACGCGATCTATAAGTTCGACGTCAATATTAAGTCTGGAAGTTTACCCAGACTTCAAGCATCGGGAGAGTCCTTTAACAGGGAACTCTACCTCACTTTTCCGATGCCGGCCCCGTACTTCCGCGGGTTCGAAACATTCACGCGTAATACCAGACAAGGTCTAGAAAAGACCATCTCGGGACTTGCGCTCATCCTACGCTGAGGTAGCGTAACATGAGGAGACTGCAATGGCAGCTCGTACAACTATCACGGTGAATGACCGTGAAACCACCCCGGTGGCACATAACTTCGTGCCAGCCGGCGACAACGAATCTGGTCTCGCAATCTTTCGCGAACCAGGCGTTGTGTTTGCCGCGGACTCGATCTTGAGTCTCGGTCTTCGTGGCCTCAAGGGTAATGGGCGTCTACGTCCTTACGCTCGGCTCTATCTCCCGATCTACCAAACTGAAACGGTGAACGGGATCGCGTCACAGAAATTCGTCGATTCTTGTATCGTCGAAATCTCTGCGTCGTACGGACGAACAACGACCCTCCAGCAACGGAAGAATGCGATCGGTATGGCCTACAATCTGTTGGCTCCGGCGCAAACCCTGCTGGACAAGTTGTTCACGCAGAATGACCCGATCTGGTGATCGATGAATCTGCGTGTCGTCTTTATGGCGATTGGACTCCTTTCGTTGAGTGCTTGCGCTCAGCCGGCTGCCCAAGAGGGATTTGAGACCTCCTTCGAAGCAGCTGTTCCCCTGGATGGTGTTATCACCTATAGGGGGCGGATGTGACTCCTCTGAAACTGACGTTGGCTTCTCAAGCCCTCGTAGTTGCCTTCATAGGACTCGTGCTATTCCGGCACGATGTATCACTGCTGGCGCTCTTCATTGAGCAGTCAGTCGACCTTTGGCTGCTACCTGAACCGTAGGTATCCCAATATCGGGTTACCCTTATCACCCTCACTTGTGAAGAGAGAGAGTAACATGACGAAGAAGAAGATGTATAGGGGCGATAAACCCTTCGACATCCGTATCCCCGCTGAAGTATCCCAAGCCTTTAAGAGGGATCTATGCACGCTTACGATTAATCGTGAGGACGGCTATGAGACCTTTAAAGAGGCATGGTTGGCTAGTAACCTTCTTGACAAGTATGTCGGGAAGGACACCGCGCCTGCTTCGGTTCGTCGAGCCAGTGCCATTGAGAAATGGCTAGGTCAAGAAGGTCGAAATCGAGTCACAAACGCAAGACTGCTTCACGCAGCCGCGGCGGATGTTGATCTCGGATGGATCACCTATAACGAGCTCATCGCTCGTGCTAGGCAGATAATCCGAAGGATACTCGGACCCTGTCCGAATGCGTACGGTTTAGAACCCGTAGCGCCTACGAATGGGGCATCGACCCGAGTGTCGCGGCATGAAAATGCCGCGGCCCTCAAGCTTGAAGGGGATGCACACTTAACACTGCAGGCTGCTCCACACTGGGCCGCGTGTTCCTACCGGAACATGCTTAGCGCACAGAATGTGCAGTTTGTAGAGAGCAGTGTGTTGTTTACAGTCCCAAAGCGGTCGGATATTGATCGGGTGGCTTGTAAAGAGCCTGAGATCAATATGTTACTGCAACGGACCTACGGCATTTATATCAGAGATCGTCTACGGCAGAAGACTGGTATCAACCTGCGCAAGCAGGAAGTGAACCAGTCGTATGCACGAGACGGCTCGATAACTGGCAAACTTGCCACCGTAGATCTTAGCAGTGCATCGGACTCAATCACACGGATGCTGGTTCTCCAGCTACTTCCAAGTGATTGGTGGTCGGTGCTAGACGACCTTCGCGTGAAGAGCACAGTCATCCCTAAGTATGCCCGCGGCGTTCAACGTCGCGTACATGAGTTAGAGATGTTCTCCTCAATGGGGAATGGGTTCACATTCGAGTTAGAAAGCCTCCTTTTCTATGCGATCACGAAAGTGATCGTTGATGAGTGGGCCGCAGACCGGATTAACCAAGGCTGGGCTGTTGATAACCGCGACACTGTCGTCAAGGTATATGGAGACGATATAATCGCTCCTAGTGCTGTTATTCCGCGCCTGTTTAGGGTGTTCAGCTATGTTGGCTTTAGAGTCAACATGGACAAGACATTCTACACAGGTCGGTTCCGCGAATCTTGCGGGAAGCACTATTACCACGGCCGCGATGTCTCTCCGTTCTTTCTTCGGAAAGACGTAGACACCATGCCTGAGTTGATTAATATCCTCAACCAGGTGGGCGAGTGGGCGTCGAGAGACGTGGGGTTCATAGAGAATCCTGAATATCTCGCGTTCCATTATCGCTATAGCCAATATGTGCCACCCTATCTCTGGGGTGGAACAGACTTCCAGGACAACACCGCTCTGGTTACTGGCCATGCTCCGAGAAAACGGTTGAAACCCGTCTTCAAGGACATGGCAAGGCCGGAGGACGGTGCATACTGTCTCTGGCATGTCACGGCTAACATGGTGGGCGTCGACGCGGATCGTAATCCGTTCGACGTTGATCCCCGTCGCGTTATCGGACACTTTGTCCGAGGACGCAGTAGGGGGTGGACTGCCCCTCGTAGAGTGTGGCTAATGCTTACAGAAGCAGAAGCTATGCTCTCTTGAGAGGGTTGGGAGCGATCCGTTAAGGATTCGTCAAGGGCTTAACTCACCCTTAGGGTGCTCGCGCA